TGTCTTCTCCGATTGAACTTATCGCGCCGCGAGTGAGTTTGCCGTTGATGGTTGAGTCCTTGTTGTATCCTGCGCGGAAAAACGCTCTGAATGAATCACCATCCATGCCAATGAATGCCACGTTGCACGGCTTCATTGTGTCAGCGCGCATCATCTCAACCGCAATAAGCTCTCCAGATTTGCCTCTGACGACGTTAATGTCGCAACCAATACCATTTATCAATGTCCACTCATTCATCGCGACACGCGTCGTTTTAGACATGATTGCAGCCACTTCCTGCTCGGTGATGAAGTCGTCATTATGATTTATCTTCGGTAACTCCTTCCTGATTGCCTCCAGTTTTTCGCGTGGGTGCATATTCAGGAATCCTCCCAGAGCCTCCAGCGCTTCGGGGAAGTTCATGCCGGAGAGTTTCATTAGCCAGGTGATTCCGCTGCCGGAACCACACTGATTGCATATTGCTCCGCCGTCGCCTTTTATTTTGAAGTTATCATCAAAACGATATCTGTCTTTGCCAAGGCATGATGGGCACGGCTGGTGCTTGCCATTGAAAACTCTGCTATCCACATTGACGATAGACATGATGGCAGCCTGCCAGTTATTTCTCATTAGAGGCTCTATTTCCTTCCAGTCATACTTCATAAAATCTTCCTGTTGACGATGATGTAGATTCATTGTAATTTACTCACATGAAACAATCAATCGCTACTTGCAATGAAACAATTAATCGTTACAATAGAGGATAAGAAATGGCTATCACCGTCAAGAAGTGCGAGGTTTGCGGAAATGAGTTTATCGGAACTGCAAAAGCAAAATGTTGCTCAGGAAAGTGCAGATTGCGCAAGCACAGACAGAAGAAAAACCCAATTCATAACTCAAAAACAGATAATGGAATATCTTGAATATAACCCTGAGACTGGCGTTTTTACAGCTGCAAAAACACATGGAACACTCTGGCGTAAAGGAAGGATTGTTGGGCATAAGAATAAGGCAGGGTACATTACCATCACGCTACTGGGAAAACTAAGGAAAGCCCACAGGCTGGCATGGATTTATGTTTATGGAGAAGATATAGATGGGTATGAAATAGACCATATAAATGGTGATAAATCAGACAATAGAATTTGCAACCTTAGGATTTCTAGTCACCAACAAAACATGTTCAACATGAAAAAGAAATCAACAAATAAATCTGGTGTAAAAGGTGTGCATTTCGATAAAAGGTGCAACAAATGGAGATCGCAGACATCAATAAACAAGAAGAGGGTTCATCTTGGTTTGTTTGACACCATAGAATCAGCAGAAAAGGCGATTCGTGAATTCATGGTTGCTAACCATAAAGAGTTTATTAATTTAGGGTGAGTTATGCATAAGATAGACAAAATGATTTCAGAGATTGACATTAACTTGCTGAAATCCTGCTTGGATACTGGTGATATCGAGCCAAGACCATATCAGTGGTTGATATATAAGTTAACTGGTGATGTGATCCGCCATTATGTTGGTCCAAGCTATGTAACAGCAAGCGTCGGTAGCGGAAAGTCACTGATGATTGCCATGATAGCAAAGCGTTTTCAGGAAATGGGCTATTCAGGGATGATTTTATCAAGACAGGGCGAAATAGTGGAGCAAGATGCGGAAGAGCTATGGGCGCTTGGTGTTAGAAACTCACTATTCAGTGCTTCGTTGGGTAGGAAAAGTTCTACGTACCCAATAATCTGTGGTTCTGAGGGTACTGTTGTAAATGCTTTGTTTGATAAAAAGGATGAGTCAGGGAATGTTATTGCAAAAGGTGCGCTTTCTGACTTTTGCCCGAGATTTCTGCTGATAGATGAAAATCATATGGTTAATGACATTGATGTTGTTAATGATGGTGATACGCAGTATGCAGTGATAATTAATGAGCTAATGAAAAGGTGCAAAGATAAGCACGGCCATGAGTTGAGAATAATAGGTTATACAGGCTCACCGTTTCGCGGAACCACATCAATAAAAGGCGCTTTCTGGAAGAAAGAGATTATCAACATAGATACCAAGTACATGGTTGAAAACGGTTTTCTTGTGCCAACAATTTTTGGTCTTCATGATGTTGATAGTCTGCATTATGATCTTTCAGATTTTCATGGTTCAGATGTTGATGGTACTCAGGACTTTACCGCCGAGCAGCTCAAACAGATGCAGAAAGAAATTCTTGAGCAAGGTACGTTGACGCAGAAAATCATGCTCAAGGTTATGGAATTGACTAAAAACAGGAACGGAGTGCTAATTACATGTGCTGGTAAGAAGCATTGTCAGGAGGCGGCAAAATATTTGCCTGAAGGAAGTTATTCAATAGTTACAGAAGATATGGGGTCAAAAGCCAGAAGGAAGGCTCTAAAAGATGCATACACCGGGCGCAAAAAATTCACATTCCAGATAGCCGCCCTTACCACTGGCGTAAATATACCGTTATGGGATACGAGCTGCATATTGCGAAAAATAATGTCGCTAACTCTCCTTGTCCAGCTTCTTGGTCGCGGAATGCGCCTGCTGAAGAAAGAGCAAATTGATGCCGGGTATCATAAAGAAGACCATCTGGTTCTTGATTTCTCAGGCACGATGTTTGAGCTTGGTCAGCTGTATGAAGACCCGATTCTGGAAGAAGCTGAAGCTCAACGTTCAAAACGCAGTGGTGAGCAAGTTCCGTGCCCGAAATGCAGAACAATGAACAGCCCATATGCGCGACGCTGCATTGGCAAAGATGCATTGTCGCCAGATGGTAGATGCGAAGAGTTTTTCAGTTACATCCGTTGCGGCTTCGATAAGCATGGGATTCGTATTTTTGATGATGGTTGCGGCACTAAAAACGACCCTACGGCGCGTTATTGCCGACATTGCGATCACGTTTTGCGCGACCCGAATGCGGCACTTAATGAGCGTGCGTATACCGATAATGAGTGGGCTGATGTTATGGATTTCAAAGTCCAGTTAACGAAGGATGGAGAAGGTATTTTGTATCGCTACTGGATTAATCGTTGTGATGGCAAAGAGGGATGGGCTAACGAAGTTTTCTACCCTTATGGCGGCGCAACTCACATGAAAAACATGTTCAAGGCAAAGGCGGTATTTCCTCACCTTGATGACAAATCAATGGCTGGGAAAATCCTGAAATGCCAGAACGCCAAGCAATTCATGATGTATGCGGGATTGATTAAAGCGCCAAAACGCATCACGCATCGCATTAATGACAAAGGTAGAGACATAATCCACAGGAAAGATTTTTCAGGAGAACAAAGTGAAGCAGCTTGATAGCGGTATATGGGTATTTGATAGCGGTTATCGTGGAGAGTGTAATTCAGAGGAAACGGAACAGATGACTTATGGGTTGTGGATGGATTATCACTTCCCTGACGTTATATGGTTTCATGTTCCAAATGAAACCGGGACAAAAAGCGGTGCGCAGTTCGTTATAAAGAGAAAAAAAATGGGCGTAAAAAGCGGAGTGAGCGATGTAATTATACTAAGCAATGGTGCCGCTCATTCTTGCGCAGTAATGGAGCTTAAGAAAGAAGATAGAACGAAATCCCAGGTATCAAAAGACCAACGTAAATTTCTTGAGAGAGCGCATAGAGAAGGAAAGTTCGCAGCCATCGCATACGGTGCTGAACAACTAAAAAAAGCCACGCTTTTCTATTTTGGCTTGCTTTCAGATGTAGATTGATGTAGATTCAATCACACAATGACAAGTGAGGTGATGAAGATGGATATTGAGATTCCTGATGGTTTTGATGCGGATTGGCAATGCGAAATGTTGCGAAATCTTCTTGTTAAGTTGAACGAACTTGATGATGGAGGTTATGTTGTCAGCGATGGTTATTCATTGCTTGATGATGCAATGAAAATTGTCGAAGCGCTACGTGAATACAGTGGTGATTAAATGAAAGTCTATTTCAATAATGAATTAACCAATGAACAATACCATGCCGACACAGAGCACATCAACGGCTCTGGCCTGTGGAATATTTACGACAGATGCCCAGCGGCTTGGCGGTACAAAGACGAAGAAGATGAGCAATCAAAAGCTCTTATCTTCGGAACCGGAAGCCATACAGCCCTGCTTGAACCAGAGCGTTTCGATGCTGAATATGCTCGCATACCTGTTGTAGATGATTTTCCAAAAGACAAAGATGGAAAACCAACTGTGCTGGTAACTACCGCCGATATGAACTCATGGGCAAAAGAACGCGGAATAAAAGGGCTTTCAGGGAAGTCGAAAGCTGAGGTGATCAAAATCATTCGTGCAACTGGCGAACCAGTGAAGATTTACGATGTTATCCGTGAAGAAGCTGAAAAAGCCGCGGCGGGAAAGCAAATGCTGGAAGGTGGTGATTATGATGCCATTCAGCAAATGCGCGCTGTAATCCACGCAAACAGCTACTACAGCAGCCTTCTTGCTGGAGCTTATGCTGAAGTGTCAATTCTCGGCGAACTTAACGGAGAAAAAGCAAAGGTTCGCTTTGACTGCCTTACGAAAGGTGGTGACATCATTGACTACAAAACAGCGGTTAGCGCCAAGCCTGATGAATTTTTCCGTCATGCTGCGCGACTTGGCTACTTTATGAAAATGGCTATGCAACACGATATGTTTGTTGCGGCTTATGGTCGCGAGCCGCGTTCGGTAAACCTTTTAGTTCAGGAAAAGAAGGCGCCGTTTATTCCTGCGTTAATTCGTTTGACTGAAGAGCAATTACGAATCGGTCGCATTCAGTTGCATGGTGCAATGGAAATTTACAAGGCGTGCAAAAAAGCCAATTCGTGGCCGGGTTATTCAATGGGTAATCCTGTCATAGAAATGGAAACGCCTGAGTGGTTCAAGAAGCAATTTAATTTATAATTAGTGAGGTGATGCAAATGATTTTCTCGGAACAGAAAGCAAATCTGATTAAGGCTCTTGTTGAAGCTCGCAAGGTGATGAGTAGCGGCGCAAAGAAAAACGCCAAAAACCCACACCTGAAAAGCAATTACGCAAACCTTGAGTCATTCCTTGATGCAATACGTCCAGCGCTTGAGGCTAACGGCCTTATAATCATCCAGAACGCCATTGATGGCGATTCAATGGATGTGCTTAAGCTTGAAACAACGATAATGCACGAATCTGGTGAGTACATGTCATCAGTGATGCCAATGCCAGTAGCAAAAAAGGATGCGCAAGGATACGGTTCCGCAATGACATATGCACGCAGATATTCTATCGCGGCAATGTTTGGTATTGCGCAAGCTGATGATGACGGTAATGCAGCTCGCAAATCTCCAAAAGATGCTGTCGCATTGATTCGCAACGCATCCAGCATGGAAGAGTTGACAGCGATCTATGGCGAGGAATACAAGGCGTTCCGTGGTGATGATTCAGCAACTCGCGTTATTGTTGGTGCTTATCAGGAGATGAAGGCAAAATTCATGGTATCAGGCGAATCATTCAACCCTGCAAAACTGGCTAAACCTCAACATCATCAGACAGAACCGCAGGAAGAAACAAAAACCGAACATAAACCAACTCCAATTGAAGGATTTTAATAAATGGCTCGCGGCGTAAATAAAGTAATTATTGTCGGCACTATCGGAAATGACCCGGAAGTTAAATATTCTGCATCAGGCTCTGCAATTGCCAACCTTTCCGTTGCAACATCTGAGCAGTGGAAAGATAAGCAGACAGGAGAAAAGAAAGAACAGACTGAATGGCATCGCGTAGTCATCTTCGGGAAAGTAGCGGAAGTCGCAGGAGAATATCTTCGCAAAGGATCTCAGGTTTATATCGAAGGACAGCTGCGCACTCGTAAGTGGACTGACAGCAACGGTGTGGACAGATATACCACTGAGATTGTTATTCCTCAGATGGGCGGCGTCATGCAGATGCTGGGTGGTAAGCGTGATGATTCTGGTAAGCAACAACGCCAGCAATCAGGCCAACAACCACAGAGACAACAACAGCAACCAAAACAACAAAGCCCACAAGGAGGCAATGAGCCTCCTATGGACTTCGATGATGACATTCCGTTTTGATGATAAAAATAACCCCGCCGAAGCGGGGTTTTTGTTATGTATGAAAATTAAAGTGAGTATGTTACATAACTTCCATCTGGTTTTTTTAGCAAGCAACCTCAATACTCCATCAGAGCCAAATACGACAGCAAAGAGACGCCGCTAATGCGCAACTTGACTTTATTATGGAGAACCTGAAATAAGTACACTACTGGAGCAAAATGCTTCATAGCAGGTCTTATTACTGCCGGTGTTTTTACTATGTACGCTTTGTACCGCGTAATGTAAAGAAGGCCCCTTTAGGGGCCTTTACTATTTATGCCAAAGTTAATCTTGTATAGCTTCCATCGGCCCGCTTAACTAACGCCTTAAGGCTATCGCCTTCCAGATACAGTGATATAGCCCCGTTATCCCTGACAGCGTTGTCTGGTAGGACGGTCACCGCTACCGGTATCTCAACAGCACGATAATCGCCCCTGTTTATTTTTAATGACACGGCATCAGGCAATGACCCCGCAATAGCGGTAATTTCGGTCCATGCTGAACCAGAACCAGCAGAACCGTTCAGATGGGAACGTAAAGCACCACTATCCAGAGTAGCTGACAGCTTGTTAATACGTAGAGCCAACTCAGCAGTATCACTATTGAACCCGATGACTCTAGACTGACCTAATACTGGGTCAAGTAAGTTACCAACAAGAATTTTATCTGGAGGAACATTACCGACCAACCCACTTATTGTGGAGTTTGGTGCACTGATAACCAGACCATTTGATGGTTGTGGTTTAATCCCAGCAGCCTTAATCCCATTAACAATACAATCACCTATAATGATAATTTGGTCAGAATCAAAATTAAGGTAGTTACAATCAATAACTGTAATGTTAGAAAATACACGGTTGTAAGTATGTGCAAGCATACCTGCACCAGCACAATCCTGTACGGTAACGTTAGAAACATACCCACCACGACCATCCATACCTAAACCAACACCAAGTGAGTTCATAACAAGAATATTATCAACCAAATGGTTATTAGGCAGTTGGTGGAATGGATATTCAGATACAGGTAAATCCCCAGGTCTATCCGGTTCTGGTACCATACCTGGGTCAGAACCCAAGTCAAAACCATCCCAAACAGGAGACAATGCAACAGAATCCCTGAACTGTAGATTATAGTTACGTGCAGTACCACCACCAACGGAACCCTGATAAGTCTTGAAACCAGACTCACCAGCTCGCCATGATGTAACACCAATAACTCCACCATTGTGGGATTCACCACCATTATTTCTCAGGAACTGAACACCACTACCAGAACCATAATGAACACGTCCACCAATAACATAATTACCTAATCCCCAATCACCACTAAGGTTCTCAAAGGTAATGATTCCATCTTTACCACCAATGATGCTATCTGAATCAATTACCTTGCAGTGATGACAACTACGGAAAAGGTAAGCAGCCATAAGACCACCAGCATTTCTTATTTCTACTCGGCTGGCACTGCGAATATCTAGAGTGGCTGTAATATGTTGGTCTTTAACGTTCTGTGGGAGTAATGCCTCTAATCCAGGGAATTTAACCCAGTCATTTACCCCAGGTTGATAGCCTTCAATCTTTGATTGCTTCAGCGTTGCAGCAACAAGGGCAGCATCTGTAATCCATTTACCATCAGCATCCCACGGGAAAATGACCCATGGAGTAGTCTTGCTCTCCATGAATGGTTGATTAATTACCGAGCCTGGCCCCATATTATTAAATATTAAAGCCCCATCTCCAATAAACTTAGCCTTACAGTTAATGGTTAAAATCTTACCACCAAAATCTACAGACTCACCATCTGTGAAGTTGTAATTGATATCAATAAGCAATCCATCTACGGCTGCTGTCGCTGCTTCCTGCAAGGTAGAATAATCTGATAATTTTACTGAATATTTGAATTTTTTGTTGGCTTCCTGTCTAAATGCTGCGTCACCAACACTAATCCACGCGCCTAAACCAACGCCACCAGTTGATGCAGGAGTTGAACCAGCAGCTACAGCCTTAGGAAATGCACCATCCCATCGGTAATATTCTCCGGTTGCCTCGTAACGTAGCACCTGATTTGGTAGCGTCAACGTCGCGCCATCTTCAAAGCTATCCATTGTGATATATCCATAAGCACGAATGGCCTCTTCCGCAGTGTACTGGAATCCAGCAATAGTCCAGCGTTTTACGCCAAATCTGTCCACATAGTAATGTGCATCAGATGTCATGACTTCATCAAATTTACCAGCGTTAAACTTCAGGTCGCGCGGGTCTTCTGACGGGATTGGTAAGCTAGTCGGTGTGGTAGCCATTATAATAAATGCTCCTTTGTGAATTTGATGTATATTGTATCACGATGACGGGATGACATATTCGTACATGTCATCACTGTATTCGCTCATGGTCAGAGTTGTTGTACCGTCACTTCCTGGATTTTTCTGGCTGACAACCCACAGAGTGGTATCCAGTTCTTTTTCAGTGCTCAGCACATAGCGAGATTCAGATTGCACGCTTGCTCCATCCCATATATTCAGCTGGAAATCAGTCGGCAGGTTGCAGGTGAATGTATGCAATCCGGTCACTGTTGCTGGTAATCTGTCTGATGTGCTGCCATCAGAACTGGTAATCACAACATAAAGATTATCATCAGCCGTTAGTTGCTCGCTTGTTGTGAATACGTTTCCGTTGCGCGCTTCAATAACGCCAGTCTGTTGCACATCATCATACATATCGACAACCTGAATCATGTCACCAACGTTCACATATTCCCCATCCGAAAGAGCCTTAATCTCCATGCTACGACGGGAGTAAATCAGGCGGCGACACTCAAGGATTGCCCTGTCAACAGCCTGATATCGATTGCGAACATAAAGCATGTCGAATTTCTTGGCTTTCGTTGGTTCGCCTTCGACTATTCCGCTATCGGTAATTCGGTAGTAAACGTTGGCTTGCTTATTCGTTGTTGGGTCGCGGTATTCGACGTTAACCCCGTCATAAGTCCCTGGAAGGCTGATGTCGTAACTTAACTTGTATCCGTCGCTCTGCGTGTTTCTGGTGTTAAATACTGTTGCTGGATATTCTCGTTTCTCATCACGCGAAAAGCTCATCACGCCATCATCCCAGAATGCGGTGACTCGTGCTGCGTCGCAGATTGTTTGCAGGCGTTCGCCAATACTTTTATCTTCATCATCGAATGTATAGTCGAAACAACCAAGTCGCTCATCAGGCAGGCTGTCGGCAATTTCATACAGCTTCACTATGTCGATCGTGTTTTCTGGATTTCCAGCGGTAATAAGCCAGTTATGCAGAACAGCATCAGCAAAGCTACGGGATGGCGCAAGCGTGTAGCGCACAGTTCCAGTGTCGCGATTATATCCGATGGTGTGGCGTGTAATTAACGCATTATATTTCCTGTCACGGCTGCCAGTGGCATTTTCCGTAGCGCGCACAACCACCTTAACCACCGTGTCATCTGGATATGAGACGTTTGTTCTCGTGACTATTGAGTGAATTTCCTCAAGCTGAAGGATTGACGTGTCGGAACTGTTGTTTGTCCTTCGCATCTGAATCGCATAGCGACCAGTGCCAGCAGATGGTGTTAACTTGATCGTATAGTAAAATGTGTCATTCCTATCCACGTCCTGATAATAGTTCATCGACTGATATGTCCCTGGAATCTGAACGTTATCGTCGTCAATCTTCCACCATTCAATGAGGACGCTGAAATCATTACCATCATTGGTCTGGTGTTGCAGGTGCACCCAAAGCTGATCACCATCAATCGGCGAAAAGTACGGGCCGGAAACAATCGGCTGGTTATCTGTCAGATTGAAATAGGTTTTATTAATCGTCACGCCATTCAGTGATGATATTGGTGCGCCTGAGTAGTTGATGCTGTTAATAATAAATGTGTACCAGTAATTAACTGGTGGTAAACCTCCATCATCAGTTTCGGTAGCGGAGATAAGCCTTCCTGATAGCGTGATGTTTTCGGTTACAGATGCACCGCCTCCTTGTGCGTAAGTGATATTCAGCTTAAATACCACATCATGCGGCATGGTTAGGTCAACGAAGTAATCGAATTCTGAATCCTTCGGTATCTTGACAGCTATCTGGCCTCCAGCAAATTCCGTTTCTGTGACCGTGGTTGTTGTTGCAGTTTCAATGACCACTGGCGGAGGGTTGGTGTTAAGTTCGTTTGGCCCGTACAGTTCCTGACCGTCAACATCATCAAATGCGTAAGGTTCATACACAACAGGAATAACTTCTCCCGGCTGATAAATTGTATAGCTAGCGCCAGCCAGTGAACCGAGGTTTGACTCAGAATAACGCACGGATGATACATCATATTTACCGAGGCCAAAATTCATGAACTCTGTGACATATTTAATATTGTTGATGTATTCAAATAATGATTCCTGAAGCAAATCAGGGAATGCGCGAATCTGCCCGAAGTTATCAGGACGCGCCTCGCCGTTGCGCGCAATGTTGGTTTGCGCCTTTAGGCTGGTATTCGGTGATGTTTTTGAGCTGGTATCAGTTTTTGGTGTGGATACTTTCGGCGTAAGGAATGAGAAAATCTTCGTTACTGGTTTCAGTATCGCACCGATAAGGTCGCCAATTGCGCCGGACGGCTGGCAATAAACGTTGACCACGTCGCCATCGCGCAGACAGAATGAAAGCTCATCATCTTCATCAAGCACTCTGCCATTTACCGCAACTGAAATGCTGGCTGGTAGGTTTGATTTATTCAGCCACTTCCACAGGTTTGTCCCCGCTGGCACAATCCCCGTTTCTTTCGGCGTGCCTGGCATCTTCTGAACATGAATTACTGGCATAGGTGAGAAACCTTAATTTTGTTGATATTTTTTCGAGTGTTCGCAGCCGGTCAAATCTGACTGCAGTTTTCTCTCGCGCATGAAGTATTCTATCATGGCCCCATATCATGGCGATGTGCACAGGGACGTTGCCGCGATATGCCACTACAACATCTCCTGTTGATGGCGATTGCGTATCCTGCCAGAATGTCACCTCGCTATCGAAACAGGTAACAAAAGCGCCGCCTTTATCGTAGCTGTCGTCATGATGAATATTGATGCCACGGCACAGGCGGTAATAAAGCACCACCAGCCCCCAGCAATCAACAGCATCAACATGGCAACATCTGTCTTTGTATGGCTTGCCAAACATGAGTTGCGCAAATTCTTCATCAGACATTACGCAGACCGGGGAATTGAGCGATGTCATAAAGTTTTGCCACGTTTCCTTTGATTGGGTTTTTGATTGACAGCGTAACGGTAACATCAGAACCATCCATAGCCACATCACTGACATACAGGCGATATGGTTTTAATGGTGTATTGGTGTCAGTTTCTTCAAATCGCTGATATAGCGCGGTGATTGGTTCTATACGACCTGAACCAGTCCAAAACTTCAGATATTGCTTGAAGTCATTAGCCAGACGCGCAAACTTGACGGTTGCGTTAATAGCTGGAGTGTTCGACTGCTGAGACTGCGTGATGTCCATGCGCACTGGCAGATAAGTCTCACCGCCAAGCACCATTTCATCCAGTACGTTAGCCACAAGCCGCACATAACCAAATGACGAGTGATAAAACGTTATCGTGTCGAATAGCGCCCAGTTTGGGCGCTTTGCTTTATAATCGCGTAATGATGGCATTATGGGTACTCCGGCAGGTCACGGTTAACGACTTCATCGAGCCATCCGAACCATCTGTAATCCAGTTCAACCAGAACATCATCGAACTCATCCATAGTGTTATTGAGTTTCTTGGCGATAACATTGCCAGTCCACGTAACCACGCCGCCATCAATACTGGTCTGCACAGGATAATCGGTAAAGTGCAGCGTCTGCTCCTGCAATCCGCTACCGCCGAGGTCAATCATCATGGTGAACCAGTTGTTACACTTATTCAGGTAGCGTGAGCTACGCAGCCACTGGATAAATGCGCGCTCTTCCGCCAGCGTAAACTTCCACGTCAGTGACCACTGCGAACTTATATCAGTCGTTAATTTTTGAAAAATAGGCGCGCCAACAGCAGGAACATCCTGTCTGAATGGGGTTTGAAATGTCAAATTCTTGCTGGCCCTCTGAGCTAAAGGCAACCAGCTTGGATAGGGTATTATGGCCATGATAGTCTCCATCTTGTGTTGTTGTATTTTAGCACGCTGATGGTACAATCATAAGTGCAGCTAGTCCGGCCAGATGAAAAGCGATTGGTTATCGCCTGCTGCATCACTTCAAACCACCTTTAACCAAGGATTCAATATGAGTAAGCGATTAACTACTGAAGAATTCATCCGTCGTGCAAGACTTATGCACGGTGACAAATATGATTACTCAAAATCTGTTTATTTTGACGCTAAAACAAAATTAACAATAATTTGCAGGGAGCATGGGGAGTTTAGACAAAGGCCTGATGCTCATTTAGTTGGAGGGTGCAGGTTGTGTGGGCGTGAATCAAGAAAAATCAAACTGCACTCTCTGATTGAGAGGTTTAATGAAATTCATGAATGTAAATATGATTATTCCCTGGTTGAAGGTGAGGTATCTTCAGAAAATATCAAGATAATATGCAGAGAACATGGCGTATTCACTCAAAGAAGAAGTCATCATATGGCAGGGGCAGGATGTCCATCATGCAGCAAGAACAGGAAGTTAACGTTTGATATTTTTGTGAGAAAATCAAATATAGTTCACTCGTTCGCTTATCAATATGATGCTGATTCATTCGTTAATTCTAGGGTTAAGGTTAAAATAATATGCCGTAAGTATGGGGAATTTTTGCAATTCACTTCCGATCATATGTCTGGAAAGGGATGCCCTGAATGCGCTGATTATGGGTTTAAGAGGACAAACAAAACGGCATATGTTTACTTTCTTGTTTCCGTATCAGCTGGGGCGGTAAAGATTGGTGTAACTCATAGTAAAGCAGAGAGGATAAGGAAATCAACCAGAGATACGCCATTTCAATTCGATATCATCAAGATAATAAAAACAAATGGCATGACTGCCGCAAGCATAGAATCAAGATTTCACAATGAATTCCAGAGAGCTGGATTTTCTGGGTTTGATGGGTGTACGGAATGGGTAATAAAAACACCAAGGTTGATGATGGAGATAGAAAAGCTAACCCCGCAATAGCGGGGCTTCTTTTTACTCTGTTGCTCTCCTGTTGGTATTAAAGTTTCTTGAGATAGATTGGCTCATCGGTCCGCCTTCATTCATATCTGATATAAATGTCTCAATAGTTATCGAACCATCACCGTTATCAGTGGCTCTGCTTGTTGCGCTAGCATTGCTTGAGTTATTGTAAAGATTATTATAGACCACAACTCCGCCACCTCCACCGGAAATATCCTTATTGCTGATAACCTTTCCTGAGTTGCCAGGTATCATGTATTGCCTGCCTGTGCTCGCCTGGAATATTTCTGGTGCGTTTCCCTCGCCCACTTCGTACATACTTCCGGCACTAACAGGGCCACCATTTTTACGCTTGCCAGCAATGCCCATCGCCAGTGCTCCGAGAACGGCACCTACACCAATTGCAGCTGCACCGCCGAATGAGCCGATTGATGCCACGATTGCCGCTGGAGTCCATGCCGCCGTGGTGGTGGCTGCCGCCGCAGTGGATGCTGCTGTTGTGGTTGCCAGCCCTGCCGTTTGCGCCGCCGTTGTGGTTGCTGTTGCCGCAACCTGCGCAGTCTGCCCCATAACAGCAGATTTAACCCACTGCACACCCATTTCGACGAAACTATTTACCAGAGAGTTGAGCACCGTAGAGCCGAGACTGCGCATGGCATCCTGAACGCTCATTGTGCCTGTCAATAATCCGGTTATGCTGTTTGATGCCGTGCTCATTGCCGAATCAAGAGCGGTGCCGAACAGTTGCGCGCCGAGGCTTTGTTGCTGCCACTCAGCCCACATGGCGTCCATTCGCTGCTGGCGGTATTGAGCCTCGATTGCTGCGCGAGTTTGCTCAATCTCTGCTATCTTCTGTGGGTAAAGTTTGGCATAAGCATCCAGAGACTGCATTTGCTTCTGAAACTGATCTTCTACCTGAAATGTTGGTGAAGCCTGACCGCGAAGATTTTGATATGCTTGCTCAGTTTCTTGCTTTTCTTTCTCTGCCTTTTGTTGGTCTTTAAGTGCTTTTGCTGCATCATATGCGCGGGCTGCATATTCTCCAGCCAGCCTGATTTGATCTTCTGTAGCTGCCTTGCCTAGTGATTGTTGCGCTGTCAGAATTGTTTGTTCTCTAGATAATTCCGCAGTTGAAGCAGCAGCAAGTTCCGCTTTCTCTCTCAAGTTTTCCAGCTTTTGCGCAATTGATTCTTGCTGACTCGCTGCCTTTTTCGCTGCTGACTGTGACGCCGATTCCTCCTTTCTCCTGTCCTGCTGCGCTTTAATCAAATCGTACTCAGCGCCAGCGCGCTCCCTTGCCATTCGCACGTCTGCATCACTTCCACCCAATGCGCGTATTTCTTTCTCTGCGCGTAGCTGTGCTCTTTTACGCTCGTCAAGTTCACCTTCCAGCTCTACCTGCTCGCTAAGTTTATCCAGATATTCCTGAACTTTTGCAGGACGCTGAATAACAAGGGAAGAGGAGTTGAAATTTTGTTGAGCCTTGGCAGCAAAATTTAAGGAATTGCCTAACTGATTCATCATGCCAGCAACAACGCCAGTTTCTTCTCCATGCCTTTTTAGCAGGTCGATACCCTGCTTAAATTGTCCGTTAACCTGTGCCTGAGCGATGCCGATTGTACTTTGTACGCGAGATAGCCTGTTTTTTGCGCTCTCAAGATTTGCAACCGCAACAGCCTGATCATCAAGCGCACCTTGCATAGCTTGCGCCGCTTGCCGACCTCGTTTTGTTGACTTACCCCAGTTATCTATTTCACGCTGATAGCTTTTAACTCTACCTGTCGCCTTGTTAAATGCATCCTGAGCGTCTGCAACATCTTCAGTTAGTTGTGGGATAGTGCCGCGCAACTTTGCTATTTCTGCTGATAGTTGAACCCGACTCATGGATTTCATGTTTGAGGTTAGGTTTTCAACACCATCAGCAAGCTCTCTTGCTTCCGTTTTTGCTTTTTCAGCCTGCTGCCAGAAGTAGTAAATTGCTGCGCCAGCAAGCATTGCAGCGCCAACCGGACCGCCGACAAGCCCAAGTGCGCCGCGCATAATGCCAGTGGCTATAGACGCTCTAGATGCCGCCGCCGCCGCTGTGTTTTGCGCCGCTGCGTTTGCCTCAAGCGCTGCGTTATAACGTCCTGCTGCTGTTGCCGCATTCGTTCTCGCGGCAGATAACGCTGCCTCTGCTGCTGCTGCCTGCGTTGCGCTAATAGCTGTGGACTTCATCATTTGTGCCAGTCGGACTTCTTCAAGGGCGCGAATCTTCGCAGCTTCTGCTGCACGAAGTTGCCCCTGCGCCTGCAATGCTGCTGTTGCTGTTGAGTCTCGTTCAGCAATTACTAACTGACGGTTAGCCAATACCTGCTTGGCTGTAGCTGCTGCTGCCATTGTCATTGCGCCAACATATCGGCTACCAACGACCGCGGCCACCACAGCAAGAATATTTCCTAGTTGATCAATGTTTTCACTGACGGAAATAACAGAGTCTCTGAATGCAACGGAGAATGATTTAACCGTTGAGCTTTCTCCGAAGAATTTAGTTATGTTGTTTCCGGCTACCTGCAACCCCTTGGCAATTGATACAGTTGTTTTTTCAAACTCCTTGCCGATTGCATCACCCTGAGACAGCAGACCTTTAACAACAACATCTGTTGTCAGCTTACCTTCCGCGGCCATCTTGCGGAGTTGCCCAATGCCAACTCCAAGCGAGTCAGCTAGCGCAATCATCAGGCGACTGCCCTGCTCTGATACGGAGTTAAATTCTTCACCACGCAAAACGCCAGCCGCAATACCCTGCGATAACTGAATGATGGCGTTTTCAGCTTCCTGTGCTGTCGCCCCTGACACTGCAAATCCCTGATTAATTATTGTCGTGAGTCTAACCAGATCTTCGGCGCTTGTATTGTACTCGCGAGTGCCGCGCTCAAGTCGAGAATAAAGTACAGCCGTACCATTCAGGCTGGATTGCGTTGCCTGACTTACATCAAAGATTCGCTGCATTACCTCCGCTTGCGTCTCGCCAACGCGAATTGAGTTTGATACTTTGTTGTTTAGTTCTGTCCACGCATCAGAGTAAGATGCCACCTGCTGTACAGAAAGAGCGGCCATTAATGATTTGGCCACACCCGAAAGGCGTGACATGGCCGTGCTTGTCGCCGCTGCCTGACGCTCAAGACTCCCAATATGTCGAGTGTTGATATCAACTGTGCGATTTAATCCATTCAGGGAATCGTTAACTTGCCTCAGTCCAGCCTGAAGGCCGGTTAAATCGATACCAACCTCATAAACTAAACTTCCGGTAGATGTTGCAGCCATTATGTATTCCTCGCTTTTTTCGCTTTGCGTTCAGCCAGTGCCTTCATGCGCTCACGGTCTGCTTTAGCCTGATCGTACTCTGCCGCGCGCTCTTCTTTCGTTAACCCTTTCGGCTCTGGATATTTATTCTTAATCATCATCTGAAACTCTGTCATTGACAGGTTTTCAGCCTCATCGCGTGCCATATCAAAATGCGTGCGTGCTGAGATGATGTATTGCGACGCATGAAACTCGTTTGTGGTTTTCTTGCCTTGCTCTTCCAGACGCTCAGGAACCTTGAGTGGTGACTTACCAATGATGCCGTGCTGCATCAGATTGCGTGCAATAATAACAATGTCGTTCACTGGCATGATGCCGGGAACGTATCGCACGCCGCGCGGTGTTGGCTTCCATCCACCAATCAGCACAGAAATATCATCTTCACAGCATGACTGCATGACGATATAGGCTGCGCTCAGCACGTGGCGACCATACACAGGTTTGCTGATGGTTTTCATAACCTGCATCTGAGCACCAAATGGCAGACATTCGACGTGCTGCAACGGCGAAACATAATCAATGCCATTGAGCTTAGCGTACACCTCGACGATTTCTTTTGGTGTGCCAATTTCATTCATGGCGCGGAATGATGGCTTGAAGAAAAAGCTCCTGTCGGAAAGCGATATGCGCATCTCTCCGATTTCTGTTAGTGGCGTGCGATTGCTCATGTTTTGCATCCTGAATTTGACTGATGTTGATTATATCATTGACAGGGAGTGCAGGACTGATGTAGATTGAAAACATAAGGTGATTTAGGGTTTTGCGTATGAAAATTGAAAACCGAAAATGGGGAAAGGCCGGATACTTCATTGAAGGGTGCAAGATATCATCGCCATGTCAGGTGGTTATTGATGTTGATGGCAGGGCATGGAGGTGGACTGGAAGTCTACCTCACGTAGCCATGCCTGATAGCCTTCGTAATGATGGCGTAGGCATTGGTTCGTGGGTTTATTGTTATGGGGAAATACCCACTCAGAACAATGATGAAGGAATTCTTTTATTTATAGCGCTTATCATTATTTTGATAATGGCTTTCTTGTGAGATTTACACATGAACGAGACTGATGTTGATTATATCATCTCAGTGGTGTTGACACCTGTGAGGAGGTGATGTAGATTCAAATCATCGAAACGAGTGATGAATAAATGAGGTGAGTTATGAAAATTAAAATGTTGATCGCATCAGTCTTATTGACTTCTTCCTTTGCGGCAAGCGCGACATCTGAGGTTTGCAAAAACATCGGAGAAATCGCCATGAACACCGCTGATGTTCGCGATAACGGTATCAGCAAGAATCTTGCCGAGGTGGTAATTAAGGGTTCATCAAAAAACAACGAATCAGCAGAAATAATCGGCCTTGCCATCGTAGAAATGGTTTATGCACGCAAGGATATGACTAAAGAACAATTGCGTGACGTAGCTGTTGCTTTATGTGAAAAGCAAGGGATGTAAGGCTTGCCCATGAACGAACAAACAAAAGCTGACCTGATTTTCTATACTGAATTGTATGTCGATGCAGGTTATGACTACGAAGAAGCAGAGCAGATGGCGAAAGACTTGCTTCGTGTGATTGGTGTGATTTTTGATGAGGATAAGGTGATATGAGTCAGTGGATTAAGTGTAGTGAGCGGATGCCGGAGCATTTCAGTGATGTGCTAGTAACCGATGGTGTTGGCGTAGAAGTTAAATGGCTTGATGAAAATTACTGTTGGGATAGCTTCACGGAGAACAATTCAAATATTCGTAGCTGCGACGTGGTGTACTGGATGCCACTGCCAGAGCCGCCACAAGAATAAAACAAAGCCCCTTTCGGGGCTTTTTCTTTATCAGGATACAGTGCATGCCGTACTGATGATGATCTCAGGGTCAGTAGACGAATCCGTGACCGTGACGGTATGCACACCAGCGGTTGGGCTTGCCAGTGATGCACCTGATTCACCACCAACAACTACGCCATCTTTGCGCCACACGTAGGTGTATGGTGATACACCACCTTCAACAGCAACGGTCAGTGGACTGCCAGCAGTGCCAGTTGATGGCAAGTCTGTAGTGAACGCCAGAGGCTCAAGGCTTTCAACGGTAACGCTGTCAGAATCGTAAACTTTGAACTCAAGACTGCCAGTTACGATGTCGTTCGTGCCGCCTTCGTAGCTGATGCTGGTGATGTTGCAGTACGCGGTAACGATAGTTGCACCAGTCACCTGACGCACCCACAAGGAAGGCTGGCGACGAGCTTTCAGTTCAGTAGCGTAAATCTCAACCAGGCGATGGAAGCCAAATTCATCGCTCGGGTCATTCTTGCGGATTTCAACCTCTGCACTGATGGTCATATCAGAACTGGTAACGAGAGTGGAAACAAAACCGCCAGCGGTATCCGCTTCCGACGTGGTAGTCTGCGGCGAGTAGTCCACGCCTTTACTGGTGGTTGAGCCTAAATATTTCCAGTCTTCTGCATCCGGAACTGCGTCACCGCACCCTTCAGCAAGGAACAGTCGGGTCATGCGACCGACCAGAACGCCTTTATCATTTGCACAAATAGCCATTTCGATCTCCGAATTGTGTTAGCTGCTAACGTGGTGATTATATCACAGGTGTTGACAGTGATTATTTTGTGGTGTAGATTTGGATTTAACAGAGATTGGTTCCCTGATTTCATTTAATTATAGCCAATCCTTCAATTGCAATTAGCGGCCGAGAGGCGCCGGACGCGTAACCGGCACACAACAGGCAAGAGCATTGGGTTAGCGCAGCAGAGCAACCGTCAAAGTAGAGTCATAATCGAAAAGACGATTCTGTTTGGTCGATGCAATGAGTGCTCTTGCCGTTTTGGTTCTTAATAGTTCGCCTGTGTAAATAGCGTCCGTAGTTGGAATAACGGAAGTGGCAAGCAACACAGGCAACCACAACACTTAACATCCAGCATTATCGCAAGCATATATAGGGGTATGTATGGGTTACGGGGCTGGATATTGAGGAAGCACGCTGGCAATGCTTAAACCAGTAATAAGGCCGCTTCATGCGGCTTTATTTATTTCACAACACGCAAAAGCAACTCATGCACTGGTCTTTTCTCTTCCGTCAGCATTGGCCTACCGAGCGGAGCCTGCAACTGGATGTAGTTAACGCATGAATCAATCGGATGCGTCTTGATGTATTCGATAATCTCATTGGCTTTAGCGTCAACATCCTGAAGGTTATATTGCCCTTGCTTGCCGACAACATACAGCGAAAAATAGAAGTCACCGCCGAGGCCATCCATCACCTGCGTGCCGCCGTTGGATTGCAGGACAATAAATTGCTCATTGCCGTCTCCGGTGTCATTCCAGAACTGCAACTGCGAAGTCCAGCCGTCATATAATCCGGCATCCTGAAGATACGCGTCAACCAGTTCAAGCATATTCATATTAAACCCCAATATTGCAATATCGATGCACATATCATACACTACCTATGTCACGTAGGCGTGGAACCCGAAACGACACACAGGCAACAATGAATTTAACGCCCTTGTCAGTATGGTTTGTTGCAACCATGTTCCACCTGACAGGGGCGTTTCCCTTTTGGAGTGAGTAAATGATTTCAGAGCGGGATTACATAGCAATCGCGTCAAGAGTTAAATACGACCCGATTACCGGATTGTTCACCTGGGCTGTAAGTTGCGGGAAAATATCAAAAGGTGATATTGCAAATTATCACAACGACGCAGGATACATAACACTTGGGAAGAAAAGATTAAGGGCGCACCGAGTGGCTTGGTTTATCCATTATGGATATGTCCCTGAGCATGAAATTGATCACATAAACAATATTCGTGATGACAATAGAATTTCAAACCTGAGGGAGGCCAGTGACTGCGAGAACGCAAGGAACACAAAGATATCTAAATCAAACACGTCTGGATATAAAGGAGTTCATTTTTGCAAGTACACGGGAAAATGGAGAGCCACGGTAAAGATGCATGGGAAAAGCTATCATCTTGGTAGGTTTTCAGACAAAGAAGCCGCCCATAAAGCCTATTGCAAAAAAGTAGATGAACTGTTTTTGGAGTTCGCAAACCACGGCTAAATCTTCATTTCTTTTTTTATCACTGAATCAACGAGGCTGCGAGTTTTATCGGCAGCCTTTGTTAAGAATCTAGGTTCAGCATTAGGCGACCAGTATGTACCATTTCCGTTGCTGCGTGGTTTACCTGTGAGTTTGCCACTGGCGTTATGAACGTAAAGCGCATATTTTGCAGAGTAGCCAACCTTGCCAGTGATCCGCGTTCCGCTAACTTCCACAGTATCAAACTGGCTGTTAATCAGCGTTGACGTATCAATCGGCGTCAACGTGGCTGATTCGGTGCGGATGATATATGTCGCTGACTTGATTGCCCTCACCGCTTTTTCTGCCGTGATAGTGCCGACTATCTGCTCAGTTTTCCGAATCGCCTCCTGAATGCCTCTTAATTTCGCTGGCATTATGTCACCAGTGCAAAGTCAGGCGGCTCTGCCCTGTTGAAAGTTGAGCCATAGTTAATCACATTCAGAATCTGATTTGCGCCAGCCACCAGCGGGTCAGCTTCTGTCACCGTGCCAATCATGATGTAGTCGCCAGTCTTAGCACCAACATACTCAGTCCAGAAAGTATTCTTCTGCACAATCTCATTGCCTTTCGCATCGGTCGATACATCATCGTTAAAGCCATAATCGCACATGATGCTCACTGGTGCGTCAAAAGTTGGCTTGCCGTACTTGTCAGTGCCGCTTTTGTGCCAGATGGTGCATGGCTGCGTATAGCTCCAGTTAGCCAGCGAAGTCATTTGCACTTACTCCCACGCACAACCCTAAACCAAGGCTTTGCAACTCCGTCAGGGTCTTCCACTAAATCATCAGTACATCCGGCAGAGTCCAGCAGCTTCATTTGATTATACAGTGCCAGCCACGGCTTGCTACCGTATGCGAATGACTGAGAAGCGCCTGATGGGGCATGTTGACTGGTGACGTATCGCCCAGCCGTATTTGCCGCAATCAGAATTGAGGCCCACAGCAGAATCGCATCCTGTTTGCAGGTGTCGCCAGGGTAATTCAGTTCAAGGCAATCTACGATGCCAGCGACAAGGCACAGGATGCCGGATGCGTCAGCAGTGGTAATTGTGATTCCTCGTGCAGCCATCGCCGCCACGAGTTCTTCAGGTGTTGGTGCCGCCATTTCGTCTGGCCTCCCGAATTTTCCACACTATTTCGAAAATGTTTTTCGCTACCAGTGACAGCGCACCAAGAATGGACGCATAAGCAGCCCACTCAGTAATCGTATGCGGAATCATTGATTCAATATACGATTGCGCAGTAGGTGCTTGCTCAGCGACCTTCAGGCCAAGTCCAGTGCCAATTGACGTGTAACCAGCCTTATCAATGATCTGCCCTGTCGTCCCGTTGATTATCTGCTCTGCCACTTGTCTTAATGTTCCGCTCATTACGGGCCTCGTTGATGATGTATTTCCAGCACTTATAAATCTGAAGAAGCGAAAATCCGATGGCGATTACGCCAAGTAGTATATCCAATTTCTCCGCCCCATTTAGCAGTGGTGGAAAGAATAAACAGGTGAATGCCGATAATAATAAATGCGTACTGAGAGTGTAGCGGAGTTTCTACAGGTGTAATGAACTGCCAGATGAATGACTCAACGGCAACAAGCCACTCATAAATGCACATGGTCAGCGAGCACAGAGCCAGCTTCACGCTTTTGCGCATGACGAATGCAGGAATCAGCCACACCATAGACTGCGCCAGGTAATACATATACTCAGCTGGAAAAGAATCGACAATCACCCATCCGATATACACAGACATCAGCATAGCCGGAATGAACACCAGAAACGCCACCATGCCAGTGCAGGCGAAACCCAACACATACATGATCATGATAGCAATGTCTGCGCCGAACATTATTTCTTACCGCGTGATGGTGAACGGGTGGAGCCGTTTGGCTTCACTGCGCCAGTTTTGCCGCCAGTTTTGGTATTGCCAGTAGCGCGTGAACGAGACGGCGAATTGGTTGAACCCATGTTTAAATCTCCTGTTGTTTGGTTAGCATGATTTTAGCATATTCCTGTTGACGTAGATTGATGGTGTCGTTATAGTGATGACGTAGAAACAACAATAAATGTTAGAGGTGATGGAAATGTTTGATATTGATAACCCAAGCGATGATAAAGCCAAGTTGATTGATGCTGTTGCTTGCAGTTTCGCATCTTGCCAGACTGAAGGCGAATATCAGGTTGTGAAAATGTGCATTGTTGAGTTTTTCTCAGCAATCAACATTCCTGATGATGAGGCTGTTGATATTCTGCTGAGTGCGGCTGGAAATTGCGCTGAGGCGGACGAATGTATTGATGAGCTGGTTGAAGAGTTTGGTGGCATTTTTCAGGGTGATGAGGAGTAATTATGGCAAACATGTCCTACTGTAGATTCCGTAACACGGAGCAAGACTTCAATGATTGTGTTGATGCAATTGGCAATATTGAGTCTATTGATGAATTAAGCAATGCAGAACGCAAGTCTGCTGAGCTCCTGTACTATCTGGCTAATGAGTACATTGCATATTACGAGCAATTATTGGAAGAAAGTGGTGAATGATATGAAAACACTCAGCAAAATCTATTCAGACAAAGAAACGCGAAACGGCATCGCTGTTAACAAAACATATCTCGTGCCAGTTGAGCAAATCTATCTGGAGCCTGGATACAATATCCGTGAGGCAGATGAGCAGCATGTGGAGTATTTCGCGCAGTGCTGGGAATCAGGTCAGCCATTGCCAGCATTAACAGTTATTCCGGACGAGAAGGGCATCCGCATTCTTGATGGTCAGCATCGCTATCTCGGCGCGTTGCGCGCCATTGAGCGTGGCGCACCAATCGTTCGCATTGAGTGTAAGGATTTTACAGGAGACGAAGCAGATAAAATCGCCTTCATGGTGTCATCAAGTCAGGGGAAACAGCTTGACCCGTTTGAACGTGCAAAGGCTTACACGCGACTGAAAGGTTTTGGCTGGACGAATGAAGAAATTGCCAAGAAGGTAGGCCGCTCATTATCTGACGTGCAAATGCACCTGTCGCTGGGTGATGTTCCAGCGGAAGTGAAAGCGCGAATCAGTGCAGGACAAATCAGTTATGCAAATGCCGTAGCGGTAACCCGTGAGCATGGCGATGATGCAGTTAAAGTTATCGACGAGGCAGTCGAAGAGGCTAAAGCACAAGGCAAAGACAAGGTCACAGCCAAAGTGCTGAAGTCGAAAAAGACTAAGCCAATAGACCGCCTGATTGAGTTACTGAAGCCAGCCGACCATGTAATTCTACCTGCTGGTCATGTGGTGGCAGAGGATGAGGAATTTATCCAGATTCCTGTTGCTGATATTCATGAGGTTATGGCAATTCTGGAGAAGATGTGATGAATGCAATAGGTAATGGAATATCAGTTATAAAAGTTAGAGTTGATGGATTGATGCCCGGTGACAAGATACAACCAGGCAGCCATAGACTGGCTACTGTCGAATCCGTAAAAAAGATTGGTAGCTTTGTTGTGTGCAGGATAATAGCAGGTAGTAAGAGATATACTTCCTGTTATCTATCTGGAGATAAAATAAAAAAGGTAACAAAATACCCATGACACCAGAACAATTCATCGAAAAACAACTTCGCGCCAAGCTGCCTGACATTGACCAGATGGCAATTGATGCGGCGATTCAGTATTACAAGCGCAATCAGAGCGCAAAGAAGGGTGGCATTTTTGAAGAGTGCCTGAAGGTTGCAAAACAGCATATGATTAAGGTGAAGTGATGAAACTAAAAATCAGCAAATTATTACTTGAATCAGCATTAATCTTTCAGGCGCGCAACGATGTGCGATATTACCTGAATGGAATCTGCTTTATGCCTGATGGTCGCATTGCATCAACTGACGGTCATCGCGCATTCATTGGTGGAAGCCATGACAATACGCTGACAGAAAATGTGATTATCAAGATTGGCAAATCTCCAACAAAACGCTATGACTACGCCATCATTGATACCAAGTCGAAAATTGCAACGTATCATGATGAAGCTGGCTTGATGGTTGGTTCTGGTATCTGCGAAGAGATTGATGGTCGATTCCCTGATATTGATCGTGTTATACCGAAGCGGACTTTGCCAACGGAGGAAATTGGTTTCAATGCTGGCTACCTTGTTGATATTGAGAAGGTGGCAAAGCTGTTTAACCCAAGATTCTGTGGCGTTAAATTTGAACTAAATGGAAACACAGATGCCGCAGTTGGCTGCCTTAGTGCGCCATCTGGCGAGACTGCGAAGATTGTTGTTATGCCGATGCGTCTGTAGCAATAAAAAACCCGCATTATGCGGGTTTTGTTTACTCTGCTTTCTTTTTCTTTGTCGTCTTTTGTTGCGGAGTTGCGACTTCGAAAGACTTTTCCAGTTCTGGCATAATGCGCAGCTTTGGTAGCAGATGCTCGCCTGGTTCGGTAATCACCTCGCCAAGCTGCAATTCACGAATCTTGCCTTTCTCTTTAACAAAGATTCCACGAGCGATCACTTCGTACTTAGCCATTATTCACCTCCGAAAGACGCTGTTTAAGTAGGTATCCTTCCAGCATCCAAATTTTGTCAACCGCATTTTCACGCGCAATCTTCCGTCCAATTTCCGCATCAAAGTTTTCCTGGCTTGCACAGGCGCTCTCCCCAGTGACGGTGAAGCCATTTTGTAGAGTTAATACACAAAATGTCAGCAGAGCCAAACTGTCGTGATAGTCATCGCCAGTTGCAATAGCTCCATCAGCAGCAGTGAAGTACGTTTCCGCAAGAATAATGCTTTCGATATGGTCTGGCGTAACGCGCGGGGCGGCTAAACCTTTAGCCTGAATTTCAGATTCAATGTCTTTATCGCTCATGATAACCTCTAATAGTTATAAAGGGGCTTTCGCCCCTTTTTATCACACCGGAGTTTGTGTGCCGTAACCGTTGAACACTTTGGACTTGCCGGTGAAATCCTTACGGATTTGCAAACCGAAAGCTGACCACACCATAAAGTTAAAGTTATCATGCGGGTTGTCACGGGCTGCCGCATAGGTGGAAACTGGCTGGGCAACGCGCGGACGGATGTACATGTCGTTGCGAACATAGCCAACAAAGTGGTTACCAGTCAGCAGGAAGTTGGTGCCAATCTTGCCGATACGACCATTGCCGAACTGCGTGATGTACTGCTCAACTGTGCCGCCTTTGAAGCCAGCCGCATCAGAATACGGACGCATGAAGCTGCGACGTACTGCCGGGGAAACCCACAGAGTCACCTGCTCAAATACGTTCTGCGCATCCAGAATAGCCTGGAAATCCTGATTAAAGAAGGTCACGATTTCGTCTGGCGTTGCGGTTTGCAGGTCGATATTCAGACCACCGGAAGCATTCAGGTTAACCTGTACAGTGTTCGGGTGGTTAGTGATACCGTAACCAGTGTAAACGCCGTTCACGTTCAGAGTCTGGTCGCCAGTCAGCAGATACTGCGCCATGTCGGAACGCAGGTTGAAGGTGACGTTAGCCTGATCGTCCAGCAGTGGGTCAAAACCTTCAGACTGCATACCCAGCAGTTCGCGCCATTCGCGGCCGTAGCCAGTCTTGAAGATTGGGATCACATCGCCAGTGTAATCGTAGCGAGTTTTATCCAAATCTTCCGGTTCCTGACCAGATAGGGTGCGAACGACCTTGCCAGCATCGGAAGCAATGCGGCTGATTGCCACAGTTTTACCGATATTGATGTTTGCCGCGATACCCATCAGGTCAGCCATCATATCCTGACCAGCTTCGTTGCGGAAAACGCGGGTGGTGACGTTATCCACGTCGCGCCAGTAATCTTTCGTTACCAGTGCAGTGGCGTTCACGCCGTAAGTTTTCGCCAGTTCAGCTTCTGCATTGCAGAACACCTTGCGGTCGATGGTCAGATGTTTCCACTGGTCAGCCACCACTGCGGAGTTGGCTACCAGGTCTTTGGTAAAAATAATCTTTTCCATTATTAATCTCCAGCAGGCATGGAAGCATTGCCAGCGCGACGAACTGCAACCAGCTCAGCGCCATCAGAGGCAACGGTGTAAGTTTCATAAGAATAGAACAGGATGTTGTCCCCATTACCAGCAACTTTCAGCGCGCCAGCACCATTGCTTGCCAGCGGGGTGCCTTTCTTCAGCGCGGAGGATGCAGCAACAAGCGCGTGATAGGTAACACCAAATTCACACTGTACAGCCATGCCAGTAGCATTAGCCGGAACAGCTTCAGATACATCACCGCCGCCGATGTAGTTGTGCTGAAGCACGTAAGGGAAGCCCTGACCGCCAGCGGTAGCATGTGCGATGATTTTGTCATCAGTATTGAAATCAACCAGTGCGCCCGGCTGCAATGCGGCATTCATGATGCCTTCACGAATCTGCGGGTCGTTCTTGCGAGCTGGGCCACCAATGATGGTGCCATAACGGATAGTAGCCATTATTCAGGTGCCTCCATATCAAAATCGTCATCAGCGTGGTTTGGCTGGAAGCCACCCTTCAGCGCGGCAGGCTTGCTGGTCAGCGCATAGGTTTCACGCAGTGCTTCGCCTTTCAGCGCATTCACAGCGGATTCCGGCAGCTTCAGTTCAGCGATGATAGCAGCACGCATCGCGGTTTCTTCCTGCTCGGTGTTCGCCTGCAATTGCTCTTTCAGTTTAACGTTTTCAGCTTCGATGTCGGTCAGCTTCTGGTTGACAGCTGTCAACGATTCCTGAACCGGCTTGAGGGCTTCAGCGAGTACCGCCTGTAATTCCTCGTTCGTCATTGAGATTTCCCCTTCAGTTGATTTTACCGGCTCAAGTTCAGTCTTATAAACAGCCTTGACCCGCTCACCGACCAATTTTACCACATCATCTTCAACGATGTAGAACTGCTGGAAAATCTGGCCTTTGATTTCAAATCCGACGCGGTCGTCGTACACAGCCACAATATAAGGCCATACACCTTCACCGACTTCGGCTTTCAGAATCTGGCTAATCTGCTCGCTGATGTTCTCAAACGACAGGTCTGATTTATTGGTGATGTAGTTAATGGCCTTGTGCAGCCACGATTTATAATTAATCTTATTAGCACTTTCGTCCGGCACAGTTGAATCCTCAAGGTTTACGGTGATTCGTTCAATTTGCTCACCATTAGTGGCAAAGATGCCAACTCCATCTTCTGGCGTTCCGGCTCCCGGCACTCCCGGTGGCAGGATAGCGAGATGGTCCCATTCCATGTTGCGTGCAATCCATGAATATTTCTTGCCTTTGCTTGTACCCTCCGCAGCTTCGCGATTGAGCAATAAGCCAGTGGATACATGGATTGGTTCTGCGTCTTCTGCGGAGTTCATCAGTGCTTCAATGCGACCAAGCAACTCCTGCCCTTTCTCTGAGCGTTCGGCGATAACTTTGTTCACCTTCAGGTCAACAAGTACCTTGCCACCATCATGAGAGGCATTCTCTATCCATGCACCAACATGATACTGGTTTACCGCCCGAATATTGTGTGCAGAAACGAAAGAGCCATCAACCATTGGGTGGTTGTATGGGGCTGGGTTTCCATTTAGCCCATGGTAACTATTGCGTATCTCTTCCGCTGGATACATGCCGCCGTTCATCACTATATCATCGCATAGTGGAACAACATTTTTTATAACATAGTGCATATCGCCATCAATCACCTGCTCACTAATATTGCTCGCAGAATTGATAGTGGTGAGCACGTTAACTTGCAGCCTATTCATCGCGTAGCTCCACGGTTAGTTTGTGGTCGAATTATAACACAGGGAGATATAGCACCATGAGGCGGTAGCCAGTGCAAATAATGGCGAATCAGTGAGCGCGTAGAGCGTGAGAAAGTAAGTAATAGGGATTATGTTCATGGGCTACCTCCTGATTAAATGATAGCAGCCCATGATGAACAAAAGATATACAGTGTTAGTCTGAAATCACATCATCCATGAATGCTAGCGCAGCGCCTGAAAGGCAGAACAGAGCGCCATAGCAAATCATCTGGTACAGGCTGTCAGCCTCAAATACCATCGCGAATGCGTAGGCGGATAAAATCCACAGTAATGGAATCATGCTTTGCCCCTCCACGCTCTAATCAATTCCTCTAGCCCAGCAAATAATAAGTAGCAGGAGAATAAAGTTAAAATCCAGTGGTCGGCGAACCAGTTCAGGAAATCCATCATAACCCAGCCTCCTGCTTTGCGCGATGCACGTATGACATAAACTTGCCAATCGGCATTTCCTTCCGGATTTGCGCCAGAATTGCGCCGTGAATCATTCTTTCCTCGCCGTAATACAGTTTATCAAGACGAGTTTTAATAAGTGCTCGCGTGCGCTTCATGTGGTCGCGTGCCTTAAGTGCCTTCTCGTGCCAGACGCGGTCATTCTTCTTATCCGCATACTGCAGTTGACGCTCAACGGTTTCGATTTCAAATGCCAGTTGCACGTCGTAATCTTCAAGCTGAATGATATCTGCTTTCATGGTGTCGTTTAATGGGATAATCATTTTTTCACCTTTAAGCCTGCGCTGATAATTGCTTTCTCTGTCGCCATGACGCCATCGTTATAGCCTTGAGTCCATTCGGTATCGTTATCACCATCACCACATAGCCACGGCGTTGCAACTTCAATTGCTGCGCGTGATGCTTGCCATCCACGCCACAACCAGAACAAAGCCTCTGAACATGATGTTCCATGATAGATATAGTCACCGCCAACATAGTAGCCATCATCATCGTCACCGCAAAAGTCAGCACAAGCGATCGCATCACTGAACCACTCATACTTGTCACTCATTTCTTTTTCAAACTGCTCTCTGCTCGTCATCTTCACTTCCTCCACTATCCAGCCCATATTTCTACGGTTATTGGCAATAAACCAATCCGATGTCACAAACAAAGTCCTTCCAGATTTATGCTTAATAGCCCATCTCATTTAGTACATCCTCGGCAAGTTTGCGGAACATGATTTGCACTCTTGCTACTTTTCGCCACTCCGCCTCAGTGAGAATTACATCTTCCTGTTGCGGCATACCTGATATTTCGCATGGTGGCAGCAGTTCATACTCTTGTTTCTTGCGTTTGGCTTTCCCCATGATGACCTCTTACATTGCGAAGAAGTGAATTGAACAGGTTGCTCACATTTACTTCCTGCTCACGCCATGAATAACGCCACAGCTTCTTATGATGGTCATAGCTTCTGGTTACATCGCCGTTATGAAACATAATGCGGATGCGGCTTTTCACGATTCGGTAATCAATGCCAGTGGCAGAACTGATTTCTTTTACCTCCGCGCCTTCGTTATCAAGCAAATGGCACTTAATCGCATCATCCATACCTGCCGCATCATCAGAGATGAAATATTTATACTGCCACTTCCCGCCGCGAATCACTGACTTCTCACGGCGAATGAAGCCAAGCGCGAGCATCTCATGTAGGCGATGTGTTGTGGTGCTTGAGTGCTTTCCGCCGCAATGCTTTTCAATGTATGCGCGAGTTGCGCCGGGTGATTAATAATCACGCGCATGATTTGTGATTTATAATCCATAATCACGCTCCTCTGCTGCCTGATTGAAGTCTTCGGCGGTGTAGAGGTGTCCGTTGCGGGTATTCCATGACTTCACTGCCGATGCTTGATGAGGCCACTCATCAGTACCACACCCACACTGCGAGCAAGCAACGTAATGGCCGTCGGTATTCTTATCACTGTATGCATCATTACTGTTGCAGAATGGGCACTCCAGCAATCCTTCGTCATTCATCATCGGCATATATGTTACTGTCATTTTATCCACTCCCCAAGATTGTTAAATTTAGGCGCATCACCAGACCAGTCGATAACATCTTTCTGTTGACTACGCTTACGTTGCAGGCGGTTGCGCACCTCACGCAATTCGCACTCCAGCCATTCGCGAGTACGCTCAACTTCATTCAGTCGCTGGATTAACGATTTTTCGTACAGCTCGTCTGTTGTCATTGGATGCCCCTCAAAATTTACCAATTGTTGCCATTCTCAGCAGCTCAGGAAGTACATCGGTTGAGTAATCTACCTGCCCCTGATGATACCATTCAAGGATGGCATATTTGATATGTGCAATGCATACATCAATGTCTTCACTACCAACCCCGCGAGCTTCAAGTGTGGAGCGTAAATACTCACATCTTTCCGTTATTACTTTTTCTACACTCATTTCCACATCACCTTTTCCGTTGTGGTACAATCTACGTCAATAAGTATTGACTAAATGATGTAGATTGGTCAACAATAATTTTCGAAAAGGAGTAGTAAATATGCCAAGACCACGATGTGAGCCGATGGACATTATCACCAGCATTGTGGAGAAGCGGCAGCCGCTGACACTCCGTGATGTTCGCTACTTTGCCCGTTGCTATGTGGCACTGGCTGATATGCCGAAGGATGAGATGTATGATTTGATTCGTGATAATTTTAATGTTGATGAAAATAACCGGGTGACGATGAAATGAAAAAATGGAAATATCTGAAAGGTTATGAGGATGATTTTGCTGGCCATGACACGGCTTGTCTTGTAGTTAAGTCAGGAAGTACTGGTGAGATTTTCTATCTAAGCAAATATTATGCTGGTCGCATTGAAGTGATTGAGGGTTGCGGGGATGTAGTTATTGCATACCGCGAGCCAATTGCCGACGAGCAAGACCTTAATGATTGCATTGGCGCTCCGGAAGCAGATGTGGTGGAGCAACTCATCACCGAACGCGGCAATCGATACGGCAAATTCAAAGACGGCGCTGAAATCATGCAGGAACTGAAAACTGTCATGCGCGAGGTGGATGGATGGCATAATCTCACACCAAGCCAACGCGAGGCGCTCGACATGATTCAGCACAAAATTGGGCGCATCCTGAATGGCGACCCGACATATGATGATAGCTGGAAGGATATTGCTGGCTATGCAACGTTAATTGTTAATGAACTGAATGGAGAGATTAAATGATGGCGCAATGCAAAAGCGTGGAGCTACGGGAATCTGGTCACTTTGAATGCAATGGCTTTGCCGCAAAACTCGAAGGAAAGTACCTATCTATTGAGGTGGTTAATAACAAAATAAAAGTTACTTATGATGCTGGCGTTTTCACTCACGACGAAATCAATCTGGCAATCAAGCACGTGCTGAAAGTTAACGAATTTGTAAGCAGATCATCAATGGAGAAATTTTAATGGCATTCTGCGACATGACCATCGCGCAACGAAACGCGAACTACACCAACATTGCTGACACATCCGCAAAACTGGTATCACTGAACAGTGACGGCAGCGCGGTATTGAAGATTGGCACGGAAACAGCACAGTTCATCGTGCAAAATCTGTCTCAGGCGAACGCAAAGCAGGTGTTAATCAGCACAGGTAGCGTTCTGTTTCTGGCTGGCAATTATAACGCACCAAACCTTGAGTGCTCACTGGTACGCATCGTTGAAGCTGCGGTTGAGGAATCTGTTGATGAGCCAACAACATTGCCAGCAGAGTGAGCCACAAAAACCATCAGCATGGTGCGAGAAAATGGAGCGCAATGCGAAGGATGGTGATGAGGCATATGCTTATTTCCAGCTGAAACAGATGTGGAAGCAGCGGGAAGAATCTGAACAAACCAATTAAACACAAGCCCCATCACGGGGCTTTTTTATTGCGCAGCGAATTGTACTGCGCCTCACACGCTAATCCTGCTTCTCTTGCCCTGTCAGCATAGTCTGCCAGTTGTTGATTTCTTTCGACAGACTCTGAGAGCAATTGGGCAAGCAAAACTCCGGTATCTGCGGCTGGATTGCCAATGGACTCAGCGGTGGAATATCCGACGAGCTGCTTGCGGATGTTTGCGAGTTGTTGCTGCAACCTGCCAGACTTAGCAGCAGCATTGACAGCATCATTGCGCGCAGCATCAATCCTTTGCTGGGCGTCGGCCTGAATCTTTTGCAGTTCTGCATTGCGTCGTTGCTCCTCTTTCTCGTTGGCGGCCTTTTGTTCTGCTATGGCCTTCGCATACCCGTCGTTGTATCTCTGCTCGCCGTAGCTGATGATTTCGCTACGCGCCCACAGCGCGCCAGCGGCAACAATTATAATAATTGCCAGTGGTCGCCAGTATTTAGCGAGAATCGACATCATTGCGCAGCCTCCGGTTTTCCTTCCTCATACCGTGCATTTTGCCGAGGATGCCAGCCAACATGATGGAATAACTCACAGCTTTAACAGCAAACGGCGGCAATGCTGATTTGAGGTCGTCTGGCATCATGGCCCACACATAGAGCATGGACTCAGGCCAGACTTGCAATAGTGAGCAGAACGAAATCCACGCACCGAGCAGCCAGTTGGTTAGCTTTTTCATGCCACAGCTCCACCGGCGGCCTTATACACATCAATCAGCTTATCCAGTTTCTGCTCATGCTGACCATAGCCAGCGCCCGGCAATGAAGCCCAGCGGGAGCGGCACTTGTGGATAGCATCAGCAATGCGACCGGAATCAATATCTGCGGTTGCTTTGCATTCACGGATTAGCTGTATTGCAATGGCGTCCTGCGATGCGGGTGAGAAGTCCGGCAAACGTAATTGCTTTTTGTATGCGTCATAAAACTTAGCCAGCACCTGATAGCGCCCGGCAGCGGTGGATTTAATGCCCAGCTTAGGCAGGCTAATCAGCTTGCGCGGGTGGTCGGAATAATCAGTAAACAACGAGCCACCAACAATCACATCGTAGCCATGATTATTGGTCTTCTGCCTGCCATTGTCCGTACCCTCGCTGTACGCCAGCATATCCAGAAACGCCTTCATGTTTTTGCTAATAGCCATACCAGTAAACCTCTTTTTCAGCTTTGCGTTTTGCTTTGTCGCCAGTCTTCTCGCCCCACACGATGAAATGCGCAACAGCACATGAGAAGCAGCGTAGATTGTGTTTCTTCAGAAGCGTTGATTTGCGGAAGGTGTCAATGCCAATGTCGGTGGCAATACTTGTCAGCGCATCAAACTGATTCTGCGTTGTCTCGGTGGTGATGTAAGGCGATATATCTACAGCATCGGTAATTCCAAGCATCTCCGCGCCGCGTTGCGATAGTTTCATTCTGCCCCCTGTTCAAATAATGATTAATTCTATCACAATGGCGTTGACGCAGATATGTTGGTGATGTAGATTGAAGGTATAGATATGGGGAGTAGTCAACATGAAAGATTGGAGTGATGTTTTCTATTATGACGGCATCAATCTGCTATGGAAGATGTCTCCACTGGCGTCTAAAAAAGCCGGAGACATTGCTGGCTCTGTAACAAATTTCGGATACAGAACTATTCAATATAATCGTAAGCGTTATCTTGCACACAGAATTATATGGGAAATGCATAACGGCCCTATACCGGAAGGTATGGAGATTGACCACATAAATCATAACAGGCTTGATAACAGAATTGAAAATTTAAGACTGGTGAGTCACGCTGAAAACCAGAAAAATCAAAAGACACACAGAATGAATACATCAGGAGTGACTGGTGTTCATTGGTGTAAGAGCAGACGCAAGTGGGTTGCAAGGATAACGGTTAATGGAAAGCACATTAACCTTGGCGGATTTGATTCAAAGAATTCCGCGGTGTCAGCGAGAAAAAACGCAGAGAAACGGTTTGGCTTTCATGGTAATCATGGGAAATAAATGTTGACGTAGATTGAGTGGTGGTGCATAGTATCTACATCAAGTGATGAGTGAGGAATAAAAGATGGGGATGTACACAGAATTGGTTTTGAAGTGTCAAATCAAGGGCGACGCACCGAAAGAAGTGATGGATGTAATCCAGTACATGTTTGCTGGTGCCGACAAGCCAGCAAATCTCCCTGAACATGAATTTTTTACACTACCGCGCTGGGATTCTATTGGTAACTGCTGTAGCTTTTACCATCACCCATCCGTAGTCAATAGTTGCCAAAAATTTTACTACAGCGAAGAGCAATACATCTTCAGTCGCAGCGATATCAAAAACTATAGCGGTGAGATTCAGGCATTTTTGGATTGGGTAAAGCCTTACATTGACGCAATGGAAGGCCAGTGTATTGGTTGGACTTGGTATGAAGAAGAATTGCAGCCTACATTAATTATTTTTTAAGGTTAAATCATGGTAATGGTCAAATTCAAAGAAAACGGACGCTGCGGAGTGTTCAATCTTGAGCAAATCAAAATCCGTCAGTGCGGCAAGGTGATCGCACCATTTGGTCTGGTGCAGATGCGTGAAGTTGAGATTGTTGAATATATTAAGTGAGGTTGGTGATGACGAAACGCGAAGTTTACCAGTTATTTAGCGAGTGCGAAATCATTTACGACGCCATAGCAGCAGGTAAGATTCCCGGCGTGAAACTGGATGATTAAAACAATATTCAGCGTCGTAGAGATATTGTGCTATGCGATAATAATATTTGTTTTGTGCGTGCTGATAAGATAAAACAAAGCCCTCAATTAGAGGGCTTTTTGTTATTGCTCTGGTTTCCCTCCGAGCTTTCTAATAATTTCTGCAGCAACGCACGGATCGACATTAAAAAATTCAGTCGCCCCATCGAAACCTGACAACCCAGCATTTAAGTCCTTTAGCTTCCTATGCGCAGCGCCTTCCGCTTTCCTTGCTTTGTAATAGCTTTCGAATGAGAACTGACACAACAAAGATATGGGAAGACCTGATTTTTTAGTTAGTTGCTGAATCCTTAGCGGGACGTTATTTGATAACCCTATCTTTATCATTCCATCTGCTTCCAACAAATAAACCATGGTCTTTTTAAATGGGTTTCTTCCTGCGCATTTTGCACACCCGCGACCCTTGGCGTGATGGCCAGCAAACTGGCGAAACCTCCCATGAATAGGGCATATTATTTCAACTATGCTATTCATCCCTCTAAAAACTACCTCATCATATAAATATTTCCCGCCATGGGCCTCTTTGCATCTTGCTATGAAGGATTCTGCATCCATGCCACCCTTTCCACTGCAAACCCTGCACCCAATATTCCCTCTCAAGTGATCTCTTGCTATTTGCTGGAATTCACCATGTTTTTTGCACTTTATGGTTATCATTGACAGCATTCCAGAGTATTTGGTTTGTGAATAATCATAAATATCATGGTTTTCACTGGGAATCATATCCATAAACTCATCATGACTGTACCCGTTATGCATGCCCCTGCCGGGCCTGCACTTTCTGCATCCGTTACAACCGTTGAGGTGATCATTTGGCGTCTGCTTGAATAACACATCATGCTGAATACATCTAATGATTACTGGCAATTTCCTTTTTATGTATTTAGTTTCTGAATAGTCAAATTTATCGCCGTGAATTAACTTAGCACGTGAAATGAAATCTTCTGTGGTAGGTCTTTTTGCCATTATTAACCCCGTAGCAGGCTCGTAGATTGAGGGCTGCAGCAGGGTGTCTACGTTCACCTTTTCGTCTGGCCGGACTAGCTGCAATCTCGATTATATCACTTTGCTTTGTGGGCTGAAAGCCACTTATCTCTTGCTGACATCATCCTTTCGAGAGAAGATTCAAGCATGATCACATTACCATTTTCATCTAACAGGCATGGAGTTTGACCACAATGACACCGAAATCTATTTCCGTCCTTACTGTAAAACTCCTCCACCTGTTCTGGCGAGTACGCCTTAGAGTGTCTGATGGCGTGAGTTTGCCTGGTTGTTGGTAGTAGTGCCGACACCCAAAAGAGCGCGCTATTTAGCCCCAAAATAATCTTTGATTCCTGAACTTCGTCAGACTGCGACTTACGTAAAATGCCTGTAAGCTCGGTTTGTGCGATATTTTTTGCTCGTGATTCACTTACACCGACGCGCTTAATGATGTCTGATTCAATATCTCTCGGATTAGAACCAACAGCGATAGCATTCATGATTACTTGAGACAGATCATTACGTGCTGCGTCACCAATGCCAACCCAATCGCTGTATGTAGAAGCATTGGCAATCGACAGTCGCTGCAAATATGGCTCAGAGTAAATAATGTCTGCAATTGAACGGCGCCCAGCATAGAGTGGAGACATGGCTGCCAGTTGCTGTTGCGCCTCGACCGTTCCAGCTGAATAGGCGTCAGAGACATAAATTGACATCCAGAACTGACCAGCATCCATTGGCTGAGTATCATCAAGCAGTATTTCATCAATTAGCTGTTGCAGCGCCTCATTAAATTGAGCTGCCCTAGCGGCTGAAAAATCATACCTGTAACCATAGGCATCAATGGAGTTAATTGCGGCAACTGGAATTGACCTGAATAAGTCTATGACTGACGATTTAAGGCGCTTGTATCGCGCCTCAATCTGTTTGTTTGCCTTGCTTAGTCTCCTGTTAGCGCCAACAGGGTCTGTTTTGCTGGTTGGTATCTTCGGGCCAACCAGTCGGGCGCTAACCTTAAAGATTTTGATTTTCATCGTCAGGATTACCCTCGGTGACGATCTGAATTTCTTCAATCGGATCCATACCAACCATGCCGCGAGCTTCATCGACGGTAAGTAGCGCAGATTGACCAGCATCAAAGAATGACTTATTCGCAGTGGCGAGCTTGGCCAGCAACTCCGCTTTATCCAGTTCTGATGGGGCAAGCAAGTCATCCCACTTAACCTTGTAGCCATTTGCTGGCGCTTTATCGACAATGCCGAACTGAATCATGCGCTCAACGAACATTGAAATAACATAGTCAACCCACGTTTCGCGTCGCTGTTTGGCAGTCATCGCCTCCTGCATCTTGTCTTCGTCGCTTGCAAGGCGTCCGGTCTGCTGCCCAAATATGACGGTGAACGGAAGCGCCATTGATGCGGCGAACTGGTTGGCGGCCACCTCCCATGTAGGTTTCGGGTCGGCTGGCGTTACAGCGAGAACTTTTGCATCCGCGCCCATTGTGAACATGGCACTGTCTATGCCTGAATTCAGCGCCTCAATGTTCTCATTCATGATGTCGGTTAGCTCTTCGATATCGACGCCCATTGACTGCGCAAGGCTTGCTGGCGTTACGTTATCCTTCGTGTAGTTAACAGCCAGTTGCCGGCTGGCGTTTTTCAGGAAGCCCTCTGCGGAACTGCCGGAAACTTTTGCCATGTCGATAAGACTGTTGTAGCCGGCACGAAGCATCGGGATGCCACTGAACATGCTTCCATCAAAGCTACCCTCAGCCAGAATGATGATGCGGTCTGGATGAATCTGCACGGAACGCTCAGGCTTGCCGTCGCTGTCGAAGTCTTCCACGGCGCTTTCCTGATATTCATACATCTCAGGCATTCCGTAGTCTTCGCTGGCTTCGTCGTTATTCCACGCACTGACTTTGAGCTGCTCCTCCCATACCGGAATAAAGCGGACGATGGATTTATCTTTAATGCGGCGGGTTTTGGTGATGTCTACCGGTTCGCTCCACTGGCAACCATCACGGATTTGCAGGATAACAGCGGAATAGCGGTTGATGGCGTTGCGCTTGTCAGCTTCTTTGATGAACGGGTATGCGCGCTTCATCATGTCGTTGATGGATAGCTCCCACGACGTTGAGTTCTTGTCATCCTCGCCGTCTTCGACCACTTCAGGATATTTCTGCCAGCATTTATTAATAATGCGGTTAATGCCAGCTGCGGCGGCTGGATGTCGCTCATAGGCATAGCGGAACATCTCTGCTGTGATTTCCTGCGGGTAGCCCAATTCCTTCCACATGAACTCACGTTTCTGGTCCAGATTCTTCCCGCCAGCACAAAGCCTTTGCTGTTGAATAGCCCGGTTATTGTTCGCCACGCGGTCGCGTATGTAGGCGTTTAAAGCGTCGATTTTTGACATATGTCACCAATAAAAAATCCCTCACGATGGAGGGATTATAGCATGGTCACTTGTTGCGATTCCGATTTCTGTATGCAGGATAGAATCTTGACAGAGGCCACACCCAGAATTTCCACAGCATCTCATCGTAGCTTGGCAATGCCTCATGGAATCGCTTGCCAGCCGCATATCCATCACGGTCTTCTTCATAGAAGAACTTTATAAACCCAATTCTCGCGTCAGCAACTGCGTTATTTCTAACAAGCATATAAGCAATGAACACCATAACGACAAGACCAATAATCATAATTCCCATCACTCCACCTTTTCGAATTTATCAAAAATAACAGAAAGATTAAAAGCGCCACTTTCAGTGATTGACTGAATTTCTTTCACCTGTGCTCTCATGGCATCTTCATATGCGCTAACTGCATCATGCCCAATAGATAATCCGCAGAAACTACCCACGCTAGCCACGCTTCCTTGTCGCTCGATGTGTCCGCAATAAAAATAAACGCTCATCACTCAATCTCCTCACCATTAATCCAGCGTTGCAGGATTTTGATTAGCTGCGTAGCTTGGTGTTTGTCGATAATAATAGTGTCATGACCCTGAGTAATCATTGGTTCAGATTTGAAATCAACCGCTATTGTGCACATTGTGGTTTTAGTTTCATCTTCAATAACAATCATCACTTACCCTCTCAAAAAATCATTCTTGCAGCAGATGCCTTTATATCCTCGCTTCTCTTGCAGGTTAACGAAAACATCATCCAGAACGCGCAGCAGAAAATCCTCGTCGATGTCATACCGACGGCAAATCACCTCATCAGGCACACCAGCCCGCGCCAGTGAATAAACCTGTTCTTTTTCCTCCTGTGTAAATCCTGCATAGCTGCGCATAGCGATATCTCCGATAAGCCTGATGTAGATATACTATGCGCTCGGTGTAGATTAGTCAAGTGTGGTGATGCGGATTTATCAGCAATAATAATAAATGTTGACGTGGATACACCTGTGATGTAGATTGGACTCATGAAACGAAAGGAGTAAAAATATGAAAGACGTTAAATTTAGCGCAAAGAAAAACAAATTTGGTCGCATCCTGTTTTATGTCATGGAAGACAACAAGCATCTTTATGAGTTCAATAAAATAGAGGATGCGGCGGAATGGATTGCTGAACTTGGTCGCAGAGCGTTGACGAAATGAAACAAGCCCTCGATTGAGGGCTTTGTTTTTATCGTCTGCGCCTGATTAGCATCCCGCTACCGCGCTGGACGATATGATCTCCAAGGCCATAGCGTAGGCTATCAATCGCGTGATTGTACTTATCAACTATGTCAGGGAGTATGTTCCCTGTTAATTTATCCACCTTGTAGCTGTACATTGTCATCTCTTCAATGACGTGCTTGCATCTTGAGTGTACGTAAATCCTGTCACAACCGCGCAGCCACGTAATACCGTCCTCAATGCTCCCCGGCCATTTTGCGCACGGATGAATGTCGAATCCAGATCGGCGTATATGGCTTATTGTTTCAGGCCTTGCGCAATCCCCATACCATCTGTACTTCTCTGAATTTGGGAATGCTGACCTCATCGCTTCCGGCGTGTCAGTTATCTCAAGGCCAACCTTTGCAAAGTCACGATAGATATACAGGTTTCTGCGTCCATCGCCCAAATCTTCTACATATGATTCTGTTGCTGCGGTTGCATCCTGAGAAAAACCAAAGTCAATGCCATAATATGGCCCTCCCCATTCGGGAGATGGCTCGAAGTCCAGCGTTTGCCATTTCCCGCCAAGCACAGCCTCTTCGGAACGCTTATTGAATAACCCTTCATACACCCACAGATAGCGATCATAATCCACAGCCTTCATCTGGTTCATGTGCTGCTTCAGTTCTTCAGTGAACCACGGGTTATGGACGTAGTTAACATTAACAACAACAATGTCATCATCCTGATATATGCCGTCAACCATCTTGTCGATATAAGGCTCAACAAAGTTAGTCCACGTCGGGTCAGTTTCTTTATTTGGGTTAAAAACAATAATAATTTCAGAACCAGAGGCTCGCACCGTTGGGATTAACGTATCCCATGAAATCTGGCTGATATTTTCAGATTCTTCACAGAATACATCTGTAAGTCCAGCCATACCCTTGATTGCGGTTATGTTTCGCCAAAGGCCACGAAAAACAAACTTTGATCTCGTTGTGTGGTGTGTTATCTCGCCATCCACGCAACGATATTCCTGAGTGTGCCCTTTCCTGTTTATCTCATCGACCAGTTCGGCGTAGCTTGATTCTTTGATTGAGTTCTGTATCTCACGGAAGCATCCGACGCGGCTATTGCGGAATCTTGCTTTTTCGATGAGGTAGGATATGCACGACCTCGATTTGGATGATCCCCTGCCCCCATAGAACACTTTGAAACGGCGAGGATAAAGCAGCATCTCCATTCGTTCTGGGATTAATATTGTTGGTTCTTCATCAGTTTCAGAGACCCCGGTGGCTGTCATCTTAAGGCGCTTTACGACATTGGGAGAACCATCCTGAAGTAACTTATCTACAAGCCCAAAAACTGCTGATTCAGGCTTTGCAGTTGAGTTACCGACTACCTGTTCAAGTTTTTCAATTGCCACACTTGAGAGTCTTTTTCTAGCCATGATTACAAAACTCCCCGTGATGTTTATTTCTGAACTCCGCCACAGCTCTCTCAGCATCTTCTTTTGACGAAGACCTACCTACCGTATATTTTTTCCCAAAAACCCTGCAATGCGCCTTCCATTTATTTTTCTCTGCATCCCAACTCACACCTTTTACTCCTGACGTATTTGTCGATGGTTTACCAACATTCCATCCGTTTTCATTATTACTTGCTTCTCTCAGGTTGCAGATTCTGTTATCTGTCTTCACGTTATTGATGTGATCTATTTTCCCATTGGGCCACACGCCATAAATGTAAAGCCACGCAAGCCGATGAGCTTTGTGTAAAGACTTATCGATGCGTATATCTATATAGCCTGACTTATTCTTACTGCCCGCTGAATTACCAACTCTTACGCTTTTTGAGGCGCGCTGAACCCATGTGAAAACACCGGTATCTGGATTGTAATGCAGTAGATGCTTAAGTCTTTCCTGAGTGAGAGCGAGCTCTTTTGATGATGGCATGATTGAATCCTCGGTTACAGGCGGTCTATTGATTGGATGCAGCAGCCCGGAGACCAATCCGGGCAGGGAGCTACCCTTTGCTGCATTGATTATTATAAATGAGTTACTGTTGCTGCTCCAGCAATTTCTCCAGTCGCTCAAGTCGCGCGGCGAGTTCGGTAACTTCAGCAATATCCAGACCTGTCCTGATAACCTCAGCAAATGTCTTGCCAATGTCCACAGGTATAACACCAGCGGCTATGCCACGAATAACGGCATCAATCTTCTGAACCGGAGTTCCATCATCAGGGAAGTCAACTTCAAAGACAGGGGCAACTGGTTTCGGTAACGGGCTGAATCGAACGATAAGCTCCTTCATCATCGCGGTGTCACGCTCAATCATCGCCATCTCAACGATGGTGTCATAGAGCTTTTCCTCACTAAATCCCTTTCTCTCAAGAGCTTCAACGAGCAACTTGCGCTTATCTTTCCCGCGTTTATTTTGTGGTTGATTTTCTTTACTGAATAGCTTTTTAGCCATAGATAAAACCTATCAATATTCCGCTTTTTTCCCGTTATTCGATATTGTAACATATTCTACACCATAGCGTTAATGGCAAAAAAGAACCCGCACAAGGCGGGTTAAAGTTTGGGTGATGATATGAGTGAAGCAAGGTGGTTATGTGCTTATTGTACACCATGATTATCACGCTTGCCAGCATAGCACCATGAGTTTTCCGTTCGCGTCTGCACATGAACGATTTCAAGCGCATCAGGGAAAGTCTTTGCGACTTTCGCTATGAAATCGTCCAACTCATGCTGCTTTGCCAGTTGCCAAACCTTCGCTTTAGTTGTTTGCATTTGCGAAAGCCCTCGTTGAACACATGCACTTAATGTCATGCGCACCATTGTCAGGAACAACCTCAATGTAATTGCCTATCTGTACCATCATGTAGTGACATGTCTTCATACTGCCCCAGTAGCGTTCCCACATGTTTTGCATTGCGTCACTAATATCGTTAAACATAATGCACAACTCCTGCAATAGCTACTACCAGCGCCAGCACATAAACAGCAAGGAAGATTTTAGCGCCAGTGGTATATCGGCGTAGTTTGTGATTATTCATTGACATGCCTCCACTAAAGCGTGCGCCACATAGAGCGCACTGATAATTAATATGAACGGGTAGCTATTCACTTTTCAGGCACTCTACGCAAGTTCCATTGATGAAGTGGTGATTGTGATTGCTTAGGCTTTCGAATTGCTGGTTGGTGGTGTCAAACTGAACCAGACTGACAACATCGTCGAACATGACAAATTCACCATAGGTGTCTTCGCTCATGTCCGCGCCGCAATCCTGACCACACGAGTCACAACCACCCATATCAAGCTCGTATCGCTTGAGTTTTGCGATATTTGATAAATTCAGTGCCAGTACAGCAAGGTCATAAACCTCTTCGGCTGTATACCCTGCACCATGACCATACATTTCAATGCGCGATATGATTTCTTCTACTCGTTGTTTTGTGATCGTCATTTTTGATCAACTCCTTTGCGAAGTTGGTAGGCGTGGAGACGCATTATGTCGATTACCTTCGATGTGACAGGATGCTGATGGTTCATCATTGCAATTACTCTGTTAATCGCTGAATCCACCCCCTGCGCACGAATTTCAGCCAGGAAATCATCGTTAGCTGGGGTTTTTGTATTCTCCAGCGATGCTATTGAATCCTGAGCGTCACAAAGCCGTAATAGTGCGTCCATTTGCTCGCCATCAGCGTCATAGCTGAATAGGCCATGGTCATTATGATGTGCTTCCATATCTTCTGAGGCCTGCAGTATTCCAGCTTTCATCCATGCATTCTCAGCAGCCAGAGAAGCGCATTTAGCTTCTAGTTCCGCGTAGTCATCGTAATTAACATAAGCACCATCGGTACACTCATCCATAGACATTCCACCAAAAGCAGAAATGTCATAACGCTTAACTTCACTCATACCCTAACCCCCATAATCTCTTCGTAAAAACCATCTTCTTCAAACTCAATCTTTGCGATTTTGAGCGCATCCTCATCTGTGATGTCAATCGCTTTGAATTTGCACTTTGCCATCACAATGCAGCCAGAGAGGATTAGCCACTTATTCCACCAGCTAACTTGCCTGATTGCTTTGCTAGCACACATTTTGTTCTGTACAAACCAGAACTCGTATGTTTTTACTTTTGCCATATCATCACCATTCAAAATAAGCCTGCCGAATCGATGTCAAAATACGATAATCAGCTCATCCATTACTCTTCGTTTACCCTCTCCATTGAACACGCGCACAACGCGATTTACGCGGATAGATTCCATTGCATTGCGTGCATGCTTGCTCATGAAGTTCTGCGCGCCAGCGTGTCCGAGTTCCGATTCCAGCTTCTCGCGACGATAGATAGTCTTTGCCATTTATTGCACCTCGTAAGAGTTGGTGATTGCCTTAATGCGGCGACGATACCATTGCATGATGTGTTCGTTATGCCAGTTGCTCATTCTGTTACTCCTTATACCCTGATTTGGAAACTGCTACTGCGATGATAATGAACGACACGATAACCAGACTGGCGATAAGCTCGAATGCTGCGCCTGTCATTTGCTTAGTCCATACGCCGAGATTAATGCCTGCATTGCTGCGCTCCAGAACGCTTCGGCAGGAATGCTGTTGTTTGTGCGATCAACTGCAATTCGCGCCATAGCTTGTGCATCTTCAAACTCTTCACGGTCTTTGATTTTCATCTCTTCACCCTCGTTTGTTCAGATGAGTTCAATCTACATCAGTTGCTATTCTACGTCAATACAATGGATAAAATAAACATCGATGTTAGTGATCACTAACAGTTATTAATTTTGTAAGTCATTGATTTTTAACATGTGCATTTATCACTTTTATCCGGACAATTTTTGGCACTTATCACAAAAAAGTCTTTAATAATCATTGTCTTAATTCACTTTTATCCAATTATCCGTTATCCAGAATCTAATAGAGAGAAATAAAAATTTTGAGATAGATTTTTGAGGAGTAAAAAGGATGGTGAGAAAAGTGGTATAAATCGGATAAATATTAATATATATATAATAATAATTAATAAATACATATACTTAGTAGTAAAAACTCTTATCCAAATTTTATACCTTTTTATACTTTTTTATCCCGACGAACTGGTCGTACCACTTGCTATCTGCTTGTGCATTGACATGCAAACGAGATAAGCGCAATATACAAGGAGATAACAAGAGGAGGTTTGAATGAAGGTAACAATGGCAACTCAATTTGACTTTGTAAATGCAAAGAAGAGAACGAAATGGCCATTTAGTAGGATGGAGATCGGGGACATTGTTTGCATATCAGAATGTGAATACAGCAACACAAGGATTCAGAGACGCGCTCATGCTTACGGGCATTCAACAGGCAAATCATTCACATGCAAAGCCATTGATGGGAAAGTCTTTGTCAAGAGGGTTTCATAATGTCGATAAAAACCATTTATGACCTGACTGCTGACATAAACAAAGACAGATGGTACGACATCACAAAACCACCTGGACTTGCCGGTGAAATTGCTGATGACATTGCCGCTGGCGAGGTTCGTGAACAACCAAGACTAAGGGCTGTTGCTGCTCTTCATGAACTGATTATTGCCAGCAAGGGAAAGATTAAAACTCCAAGCGGCATGAAGGGTAATCTTCTTACTATCTGTATCGCAGATTCAGCAGGAGGAAAGGACAGATCACAAAGCCATTTCAAAATCATGGCGAGAGATATCGAAAAGGGTATGCATGTCTTTGGTCGCATTGCATCATCAAAAGATATCGGTCGGTCACTGATAAATCATGATGGCGTAGCGACATTTATTATTGATGAATGTCATGGATTGTTTGGTGTAATGACGCAGAAGAATGGCGCAGCTTACATGGCTGAACTTGGTTCTGAAATTCTGTCTGTTTATTCCGACAGGCTGAAGAAGTTTTCAGACCTTGATGCTGTTAACGCCAAAGAGCAGCTTGAGAAGGAACTCAAGAAGCTGAAGGCTGAAGTTAAGGATAAAGGGATTGTAGAGTCAGAATACCGCAGGCGCGAGCAGCAGCTTGAGCGTGAAATATTATGGCCAATTCAGCAGGGTATCGAAGACCCGATATTCTCAATGATGTGCTTTTCAACACCAGAGAAGCTGTCCAGCATTATTTGTTCAGAAAATATCGGAACAGGCTTGATTGGTCGAGCAATCTTCATTAAAGGGAAAGACGGTCGCGCAAGGAAATTACGCAAATATGGCCATAAAACACCACAGTCTCTAATAGATAAAATGAAGGCAGTGGAAAAATCATCACCACAGGTTGCAAGATACGAAAACGATGCTGTGCAGGCGCTGGCCGAATCACTTGATGACAGATTTGAGGAGCTGGTAAATGATGTTTCTCTTGGCGCGGTAATTGCCCGTTCATTCGAGCAGGTTGAAAAAGTTGCGACTGCACTTTCTGCTGGGAATAAAGGTGTAATTACAGAAGAAATGCTGATGTGGTCATTCTGTTTTGTTTGCGAAAGCCTGACAGACGTTATGAGCATGCTAAAAGTGAACGAGAGCCAGGAAGAACTCGGAACAATGGCCAGATGGAATGAAATTAAAAATAGAATTGAGAATATCCTTTCTGGAAGAACGAAGGATGACAGGATGCCTCAGTCTATTCTCGTTCAGAGGGCTGTTAAAACAAAATCACTCAAGGCTCTTGCTGAGGCAATAGCAAGGTCTAATGGGGAAGATTTTTCCTATGGAGCAAAAACTCTTGTTACTCCAGTAATACAATCTCTCATGGCCTCTCGTGCAATTGATGCTGTAGGTTGCGGTTACTGGATTAACGACGCAAGTAAATTTGAAGGAACGAAAATGAGCGTTAAATTCACGCAAATTGTTGATGGCATTGGCATGAATATGGCTGCAATGAGGGGTTGGCGATGAATATAGTGATTAATGAAAATGTTGTTAACTGTTATGCAACAGAAACTCGTCCTGGTAAAGTTGATTTCACATTGGGCGCTGCGGATTGTGATTGGTTTCATGATCTGTTTTTCCCATATGGAGACTCTCAAGAAGGCATTGAAGTTATTAGCGGTATTTTTTGCTTCAAAGACGTGCATGGCAATGGTTGGAGAGGCGTCTTGATTGGCATAGATGGACATCATACTGGTAAAAAGTATCAGATTCACACGTCTGGAATCGGTGAGACAAAAGACAATGCGGCAAAAAACACAAGGAAATTGTGGCTTAGTATACGGGATGAAATTGAGCATAAACGCAGTGAGGGTGTGTTTTGATGAGCGCCAAGAAAAAACTCAAGTTTCTTATTCACAAGGCGATAGCTCTAAAGCTGTATGAATATCGACTTTTTCTTCTTGAGTGTTCAGTATCTCCTTGTGGATATGGTGATTATGATTACTCAATTTCCATTGGTGAACGCCGTGGATGGCTTGAGACGTTTAACACTCTAAGTATTGGTAATGATTGCGAGAAAATAAATAATTGCTTGTGCTGGAGCTGCGGCGATGGTCTTTTTAGGGCTGTTTACATAGATACATTTTGTAAGATGGGAGACATAATCCTTTATTCAACAGCTACCGGTGATTCAAAAGACAGAGCTTCGCTTGATGCCATTTATGCATGGAGGAATGCAAAGCGAGAGATAATAAAGATTATTGACGATGAAATTGACAAGATGAAATGCTAATAACAAAAACCCTCCAGATGGAGGGTTTCTTTTATCTGCTAACTGACATTTTCTCTATCAACTCCCCAGCATCATAAATTTTTCGCCTGATTCTCTTCGCCATCCTTATCGTGTCAGCATCATCAGGCAGCATCACCGGAAGTTCTGCATTTTCTGCGGCACACAGTTCGTCGAATTTATAATTAACTATGCAGCGCAATCTCGCCTTCGTTTCATCGCTAACCGAACGAACCACTTCCCACATGTTTTCCGGTGACCAGCAGCACCAGACATGAGCACCAGTGAAGTAATGGCACTTCCACGCATCGGCATAATCAGATACCAGGTAAATGAACTTTCCAT